GCTGTTATTTCATGCTCTAAAGTAGTTTCAGCTGCTCTCATGCCTTCTACAAAAACACCAAGCTTATACATTTTTCTACCAGGCCCTTTTTGCCCATAAAATATTAATTGTACTAAGGCTTTCTTTTGGCCATTGCTAAGGCTATTATCTCCTAATATATCTTCAAATAAAAAGTCTTTGGCTTTAATAGCTTGACTGTTAATTGTTTCTTTGTATTTAGCTGGATCTAGCTTTATAGGTGTAACGCTTTTGTATAAATCTATATCTTTGTTATTAACCATTACTTTTTCACCACCATCAACAGGGACAAGGTTGTAAGGTGCCATTGCTTCTTTTCCAAAAGCTTTTTCCATTTCTGATAACAAAGCTCTATTGGTAGTTATATTAAGAACTTTTCCTGATCTAATAGGTCTACCATAATTTATTAAAAAGCTATTTATTAAATCTTGCTGTGCTTCAATATCACCTTTTGCAGCTTTTATTAGTTTAGCATATTTTTTTAAAGCTACATCCTTAGCAAATGCTCTAACTTTAGGTAAATAAAACTTATTTATATTTTTTTGTAAATCTTTAACAGAATTACCGTCTTGCTGAATTATTTCTGCAGCTTGATCTCCGTACGCTTCTTTAAACGCAGCAGCATGGGCTTCTTGCAAAGGCGTTCCGTCTTTCAACTCTTGCTCTAGTCTAGCGTATACTATTTCATCAGAGGTATTACCTAACTCTCTAGCAATGTTTAACTGATCAGCTATATACGGATCTTGTTTTTTACGAGAAAACTTGATGCTATTTAAAGCTTTACTGTAGTTTATTTCTGCAGCGCTCTTGCTAAACTTAGCGTCTATATTTTGTTCAATACCATTAATAGCAAGCGATATAGTTTCACTAGTTTGCGCATTAATAACGTGCTTAATTTCAACCGTTTTATTTTCAAACTCTTTAAATTGCTTTGATGTTAATACTACTTTTCCTTCATAAATACTAGTTGTTACGTTGTTTTTTGTAGTTTGAACATCTTTAGTTATATTGTTAAACTGAATGTCAGGGTTAACGCCATCGTAAACACCAATGCCTTGACTTAGCTTTTTATCTTTGTATGTTGTTTCTAATCTAATAGACTCTGCTCTGCCATCAACATAGTTTACGTCGCTTTCGTAAATGTAGCTATTATCTTCGTTTCTAGTATATACTTCAGCTGTAGGCATTTTGCCTTTAGTTCTTCTAGTTAATGTTTTAGCGCCATCTTCCGGCGTTACATCATAAACGTTTTCTACATTACCTTTTTTCTCTGTTACCGTAAAATGTATTTTATCTGATGCTTCATCGTTTCTATTCCACCATTGCTTTTTATTACCATCTCTAAAACAAAGTAGCTTACCGTTTTTAAATGCTATTTTATAGCCATTACCTTGTTTGTTATAGTCTTTCCAGTGAACAAACGACTCTTTTAACTCGTTTTTTGGATCTGGCTTTACTGTAACTGTTAGTTCATATACAGTTTGTCCGTCTTCTCTATATTCATAAACTTGCACAGATCTACCTTCTGCTTCTTGATCCGCAACCATTTGATCTCGCTCTTGCACAGAATAAGCTTGATCACTACCGTAATACTCTCCTGTTCTAGCGCACAAGCACCAAGGATTAGCTTTTTTGCCAAAATGAGTGTCAATTACTTTTCTAACAGCTAGCTGTCCTTCTTTTGAGTCTGCAACATCGTACACAGTAACACCTTGCCCAACGTTTGTTTTATTAGTAAACTCTTGAACAGTGTCTGGATTAGTTCTAGCGCCTTTAACTTCACCAGCAAACTTTTCTATTAAAGATGTAGGGTTTTTGTAAGAAAATGGATCTATCTTCTTTATAGCAGCTATTCTTTCAGCTTCTATTACTTTATAACCATCTTCTGGCAATATTAAGTTACCATTAGCCATGTAGTGCATGGCCATTTTTTCATATTTAGCTTTTTTGTTGTTAGGTATATTTTCACCTTCAACAAACTTAAATATAGACTCAACAGCGCTTTTGATTTGTTTTTCGTCTAAGTCAGTTCTTTTCTTAGTAAGTCTAGCTTCATAAGCATCGCGATGTGATCTTGAGAATTTAATTTGCGAATATACTGATAAGTTTATGTTATTGTCTATAGCATTATTAATATCTGCTACCGCTGTAGATTTAGAAAACTTAACATCAACTTCTCTACCAACAGCGTCAGATAAAGCCATTAAATCTAGCTGAGCAATAGCATCGTCCTGTAAAGCTTCAACAACATCTTCGCTTTGTCTAACCTCCATAACAGCGTCTAGCACCATAGTGTTAGCTATAGCTTTGGCAAAGCCATCTTTTCTAGTGCCTTTTAGCCCAGATCTTTGACCTGTAACTGGATTTATAGCTGGTTGATCTGCAAACTCAATAAGCTCTGACTCCGTAGGCATACGTTTTTTATAGAGATTTACAGCTTGACCTTTTTGTATTGCGTTTATAGCCTCTGTAGGTAATAAGCCTTTTTGAACAGCGGCCTCTACATCTTCTATTTTAGTTAGTTTTTTATCAAATACAGTAAATATTCTATCGCTATCAGGCACTTTTCTTTCTATCTGTACAAGATCAGCCGTAGATAAAGCTTCTACTATTGCTTCTCTATATTGTTTTAAGTTATTAATATACTCTTTTGTGCCTAAAAAGTTTTTAACTGATTTAAATAAATCACTAGTTAGTCCTTTGGTAAAATACTCTTTACGAAGTAAATCTTTTATAGCTCTAGCTCTTTTGGCTGGATCTTTTATGCTTTGCGTTCTTCTGTAAGCTATTAACAAGCTTTTTTTACCAGACTCTAAAACACTGTTGTACATTTTGCCTCCAGTTTCAAAACCAAACCGTCTTCTAAGTTTTGACTGTCTTTCAGTTTTTTGAGCTTTAGCTCTAGCTTGACCTGCTACAGATAAGTCTTCTGTTTCTAGCGCTTCTAACGCAGTATCTTTGTCTGCGGCGACTTGTACTTTAATTTCACCTTCTTGTGTCGTCTCGCCTATGTCTCTGGCTCTACCAGCAGTTGTTTGATCAGCTTTATATTCTCTGTTGTACACGTTGCCAGCTTTATTTGCTATTTGTGAATTTAACCAAGCAAAATAATTGTCATTTATTTCTGGGTCAAATCTTTTAGCATGTGAAGTTAATTCTGAGTATACTTTGTCAACAAATTGTTTAGGAGCTATTCCACCTTTATATTGAGCTGCTATTAAATTATCAAGATAACCTTCGTTTTTTATTTTATTATATATATCGCTAAACTCCGCGTCAAATAAAAATTTACCACCTTTTTGACTAAAGTCTTCTCCAAGTAAACCCTCTTTGCCAAGCTTTTTTATTTCGCTTTCAGCTTTAGCTCTTTGCGTAGCAGTCATAGACTTGCTTACAGTTTTTTTAATTTGGTCTTGTTTTCCTTTAGCTTCTAATCCAGTAATTTTAGTTCTTCCTATTGTTCTTGTAACAATTTTACCAAGAGCTCCTTGTCTATTTATATTTTTATTATAGTCTACTAAAAAATCAAAAACTTGTTTACCATCTTGAAAGTCTACGCTATTAAATCCAAAGCCTTTAAGTAAAGTAGAAAAAGATTTAGTTATACCTGCGTCTTTACCAGGTACATTTTTTATTTTTTTAGAATTAATAACGTCTGAAAATATATTAAAGTATTCTTCGTACTTATCTTGATTTTTATCGTCAAACTGTACTATATTTAAAGTATTGTCTCTAAGAACTTGACCGTTTTCTGTTAAAGCGCCGTATTGATCTGCTAATCTGTCTTCAATAGTTTCTAATACTTCTTGATTGCCGGTGTCTCTAAGATATTGAGCAAAAGCGCTTACAGAACTTTTTAAATTTTCTCTACCTATACCTGATTTTTTAAACGCATCAGATATAATAGCGTGAAGAAACTCGTGGCCTATTACGTTAGTTTGCTCTGTTTGAGCAGCCAACGAAGTATTTATATATATTATAGGTTTGCTACCGTCTTTAGACTCAGCTATAAATACACCATCACTTTTAGCTATTTCAGCTAATTCAGGATTTTGCTCTATAACTTGCTGCAATTCACCATCAGTATTTATGTATTTTATGTCTACGTTATTTCTTGAAAAACCAAAAATATTTTTTTGAGATCTTATTCTTTCAGAAGCTTTCATAACTCTACCTAAAGCTGCTTCTAAAATAGGATCATACTTTACTTCAGTTCCATAAAAAAATTGAGAGTTTGCTTGAGTATATTTTTCTAATTCTTTTTTAGCGGCTTCTTGCTGTTCTTGAGTATAATCTCTATTACCAATAATATTCAATGCTTTGTTTGCAAGATCAATATTTTGAGCGTATTTCTTTTTACGCTCGTCAGTCATGTTTTCAAAAAATTCGTATAAATTTTCTTTGTTTTTCTTTTTTTGATCTTCTAAAGATTTTATTTTATTTTTAAAATAAGGCTTATCGACTTCTTTAGCTTTAGCTAAACTTCTTTTTGCCTTTATTATTTCAGACTCTATTTTTAATTGACTTTGTTTGTATTTTCCAGGAGAAACATATTCGTATATATCTTCTTTATTAGTTCTGCTTAACGTAGCTGTAGTACCAGCACCCAAGAAGCCTCCAATAAAACCATCTTTCATAAAAACTCTAAAGTAGTCTTTAGCTCCTTTATCGTCACCGTAAGTTAAAGCGTCTGCAGCTTCTCTTATTACACCAGCGCCACCTTCTGTAGTAAACTCAGTAATAAATCCAAGTCCAACTTTTTTCATAAACTCTTGAGGAGCTCGAGTTAGTAGCTTTTCTATACTGCCTCTTCCTCCAGGAATTCTTTTTAATATAGTATTTAGCATTTTACCACCAAAATACTCTGTTGTAAAGTCAGCTCCACCAGTTATAATAGAGTTTTTAACTATATCTTCTCTTGATATTTTTGTACCATCTCCTTTTTCTTCGCCTAATCTGTTATAAAATTCTTCTTCAAAATTAGACATATAAGCCGAAGAGCCTAATAAGGCTGGTCCAATACCGTATGGTATTCTACTTATTATTACAGAAGGTAGTCCAGAAGCTAGATCCTGCGTAAAAGCATCAATACCACCAGCGACATCACCTTTTCCAAAAAGTTCAACATAATCTACAGGTTTACCAGACTCGTCTGTTTCAACATCATAAGTAAATTTTTTAAAAAAATCTAAAACAGGTTCTAACTTAAGTTTATTAGTAGGATCTAATGCTTGCATTTCGCGTCTAGAAAGACCTTTTTTAGCAGACTCAATTAAATGATCTTCATACATTGCTCTTCTGCTTTCAGGAGTAGTCAAATCCATCCACAAAACCTTATCAGGAATATCGTAGCCTTTTTCTCTAAACTGATCGGCAATTTGTGTATAAACTGCCGCGGCTGGACCTTTAGCTGCAACGTCAAAAATAAATCCACCTTCACCGCTTTCATACATTTTAATTACATCGTCTATTAAGCCGTATACCATACCGTAAGCTCTAGCGGCTTTATCTAAAACAAATTTACTAGTAGCTTTAACAGCGTCAAATGGAGTTATAATTTTACGATCATTTTCTGCAGGCTCAGACGCCGTGAAAGTTGGCTTAGACACGTACGCTGATTTAAAAGTATTAAAGTCTTGATCAAAAAACCCTTGCTGAGTAATAACGTCAAATACTTTTTTTTGATAATTTTCGCTAAGCATACCTTTGCTAAAATCATCAAAAGAATTATCGATCAAGCCAGCATTAAATATAGTTTGATATAGTTTTTGTAAATTATTCATAGAATATTAGATCTTAGGACCAGTTGGAAGCTGTATATTAGATTTTCTAGAAGTTTGTACTTTACCTACTAATTCACCGTATTTTGATGTATATATTTCGTCAAACTTAGCGCCTGTCATTTCAACACCATCTTTAACCATAGTGTTATATACGTTAATTACGTTTTCAAAAACTTTACGACCATCACTTGGTATTTTTACAGAAATGTTTATATATTTTTCATCTATATTAGGAACTAATTTGTCAAGGCCTTCAAGTTGAATAACTTCACTAAGATCTCTACTGTCTGCATCAATTTCAACACCATTAGGTATACCAACTAACTCTCTATTTTTATTTAAGAGAGATGCTATTTTTTTGTCGTTTACTTTATTAGAGCCGTCAGTGTCAACTTCAAATGATTCTTCTAAAACCATTTCTTTAGTAAGTTTTTTCTTGTTGCCACTGCCGTCGGTATTATCATCTTCAAGGTCAACATTTAAAACTTTAGTTTCTGCAGCTTTCTTTTTGTTATATTGACTAGCAACGCTGCTTTTGAGTTTACTATGATACCAAGCAGAGAAGTGTTGTTTAACATTGCCTGTGGCTCCGTCTGCCAATACACCTGCGTTTCTTATTCTTTCTTTTTCTGCTTCTTCATCAGCCTCTGCTATATTATTGTCTTGAAACCAAGTGTCAAACCATTCGCTAGTGTCAAAGCCTAAAATATCTTCAGCGCCTTCGTTATCAAATATAAATGATTTTAAACCTGCGTTACCAACGCCTTCCATGTTCCACAGACTATTAATTTTACTGTGTAGTATTCTATCATCAACAAATTGAGCATTAATGACTTCATTATATAGTCCAATATGTTTTTCCATAACAACAGAATTAGCATATACAGGTCCAGCTGCATCTATACTTGAAATAGCCATAGGACCTACACTAGCATCGTCAGGATCTTGCCAGTGCAACTTGCCGTCTATGTTAATAAAGTTTTCAGTATTGCCGATTAGAATATCGTTATACATAGCTTTTTCAGAGTCAGTCATACCATCACTTAACTTCTCAACCATGTTATCGTCTTTCATTAAGTTTCTGATACCTAATAACTTTTTATTATCTTCTCTAAGCTGAGCGCTAATAGTATTTATTTTATTTAACTCATTAGCAAGCTCTTGATACCTTGGATTACGAACGTCCATAAACGACAACTGTTGATTTATCTGTCTGAATTTTAAGTTGTTTGCTTGCATTATACTATTTACAATATCGCCTGTACCTTCGTATAATAATGATTCATCTATCTCTGGATTAGCTGCAATATAAGCAGCCATACCAGCTTTTTGCGCTGTATCTGCTTTTTTCTTTAATTCTAAAAAAGGTTTAGTAAACTGTTGTATTTGTAATGATTTAACTAAAGGTTGTATTGCTTCTTGCCTAGCGTTAGTAGATAATTTTTCAAATAAGCTAGCGCCAGTAGATTTACCTACGTTTTTAAATAAGTCTCCAAGAAAATCTTGGCTTGATATAAAGTCTTTATTGTTTTGTTTCTTTGCCATAATTTATTTTCCTAAACCATCAAATGGGCCTTCTTTTCCAAAGTATAATCTACTAATAATTCCTTTAGCATCAATACCTCCACTAGCTACACCACCAAATATTTCACCGCCTAAACCACCAAGCGCTTCGCTAAATCCTGTTTGTGCAGTATTTAGTGCTTGACTAGTTGCTGTTTGCCTGTCAGCTGCTAAACCATATAAGTTGGCTATTCTATTTTGCTCTTGTTGTTGAACATACATGTCACCTTTTCTTTGTAGCATATCTGCTTGGTAAGCGCCTTGACGCTGTAGCATGTCTATTCTTTGTGCATCTTGTCTTTGCAGCATGTCTATTCTACTAGCTTCACCTCGTCTAGCCATTTCACTTTGACGCTCTTGTCTAGCAATATCTACAGCTGCCTGTCTAGCTTGTTGCGTACCGATGTTAGATATTTGTTGTGCTAAACCAGCTACACCACTTGCGCCTGCCGCGCCTCTTAAACTTTGTAATATATTTGCTTGTTGTTGCTGTGATTGTTCACGCATGAAATCTGCAGCTCTAGTATCAACTTGTGGCTCTTCAAATACGTTTTCCATACCTGTAAACTGACTAGTTATACCTTCGTATGGATTTGTTATGCCTTCGTAAGGATTTGTAAACTCGATAGCATTATAAGCCTCTCTAGCTTCTTGTAGTCTTTTTCTTGCTTCTGCGTCTTTTCTTCTAGCATCTTTTCTAGCCTTACCTGCGCCGATTAATCCAAATAATTGTGTGCCAACGCTTATCGCTGTCATTGGATCTATTTTAAACGGACTTATTTTTTTTAAACCTACTATTGCCATATTATTAAATTTATGTATTAATAGTTACATTTTTGACTTGTTATTTACTACTTTCTTTTACTTCTACACCTACAGAGAACAACTCGCCACTAAGAGGAGTGTCTAATTCCATTGTTACTTCTGCAAACGTGCCTTTTATTCCTGAAGCGTTAACATTAGCATTTTTTACAAATAAAATAAAATCACCTTCGCTAGGAACGTTTGTTTCTTCTTCTACAGTTATAGAATTAGCATTTATTTCTGTTATAACACCTATTGTTGTAGGAGGCGTCGCTCCATCAAATCCAGCGACACCAACGCCACTATTTAAAAAGTCTTCGTTAATAGGTACAAAACAAGCTGTGTCTCCAACTTGAAGAGATACATTTGCTGTAGATACGTTTATTGTTACTGCCATGTTTAAATTTTTATGATGCAGCGCCGGGCGTTACAAAGTTATCTAAGTTTAAAAATACTGTAGCGTCAGCAGATGGAAGCTTTGTTACAATAAGAGTAAAATTAACACTAGCGCTAGTCGTTAAAATATGTTTTTTATTTACAGGTGTAAAAATTAATTTAGTACCAACACTTAAAGTTTGATTTACATCGCAAGTAATTACGCCATCATTATCAGTGCCGGCTGGATCTGGAGTAACAGCGTTCACATTGTTTGTGCTAGAATTGTTTACTTTAAAACCAAAAAACTCAGCTGTACTACCACCTGGTATTCCGTACGTTACACCTACGTTAATAGTAGTAGAATTAGAAGGCGCTGTTCTAACTGTTGTAAATATTTCTTTAACTAAAGTATTAATATTTGGCTCAATTTGTTTCTTTAAAATAATATTACTATTAAGAGACTTGTTTACTAAATTTAAACCTATAGCTCTAAAAGTCATTGTCTCTCCATTTTCAAACGCTACGGCATTATTAAAAGTTAAAGTTTTAGTAACTTTATCTATAGATTTTATAACTGTTCCGGCTGTTGGAGCTGTTGTACCTTTGTGATAAAACAAAGTCATACCTTCTACTAAGTTAGACAGATCAGCAACTATAACAGTTAAGCTTGACGTAGCATCACCAGCAGGATTACTGCTTACATTTTCAGTTTTTACACTAAAAAAATCTAGTGGAGTTAACTTTGGCTTAGTTAAAAACAAGCCATTGCTATTAGCGTCTGTAGTTGCATTAGTAATAGTTTTACTTACAAAAAGTCTTGAATTAATATTATCATAAGAGCTACCTACAAGAGTTGCGTTTGGAAAAGCAGGATCTGAAGAATATTTAGCTGTAGAAGCTGTACTAGCAGCAATAGTTAACGTTGTATTAGCTATTGATCCAATTTGTATTATTTCAGCTGCTTGTCTGTTTGCAAAAGTATTTCCAGCTTTAGGTGTTACTATTAAAAAATAATTTACGCCTGTTGCTGCAGGAAATAATATATTAATATCATACTTAGTAGACGTCAGCGTAAAGCTAAGAGCGTTGTTTGAAGTGTATTCGCTAGTAAAAGTTCTAGTTGTAAAATTGTAAAACTGATTATTACTACTAACTATTTGCAAAATACCGCTAGCTCCAACTTCGCCATCAATACGTGCTTTTCTCAACTGACCATCAGCTGGAATATCATTAGTTTGTATAGATATATTAGATATATTTGCCATTAATTATGTATTATTTTAAGTTACAACTACTGACGTAGCAAACCCTAGCCCTTGTACGTTTAATCTACCAACATCGTCTGAGTTTGTAAAGTTAATATTAGCTCCAGTTATATAATTATAGTATTTACCTTCTTTTTTAATAAAATTTGGTATTGATCCTCTTTGTAAATCAGTTTGAATATTTGAAATAAACCAGCCTGGTGAAAATCCACCGTTAGCACCTAAAAACAAATTATCAGGCGTTATTGTTTCTGTTAATCCTTCTCCAGTAGAAAATCTTTGTCTTCTCGCTCTACTGCCTTCGTATGTAACAGTTTGAAATTCTTTTGAAATAGAAGTAGAATCGTTAAATATAAACGTTATTTCAGAGTTAACTCTAGGCCTGCCATAAAATTGATTATAGCCAGCTGTAGTCTCAATGTGGTGTCTATAAAGACCTGCTAAATTAAAAGTATAATAGTTAGACCCTAAACTTAAACCGCTTTCTGGTATAAATGATTTAAAGCTAACCCAGCCTTTTACATCTTCGCTGTACGAAATAGTTGAAGCAGTAAATCCAAACGCAGGCAACTGATTTAAATATACATTATCTATAGTTAAAAAGGCTTCTACAATTTCTGCTTGATCTTCACCGTCTTGATTTTGTGTAGTTATTTCTAGTAGCTCTTCGTTGTCGTCTATATAAAACACTAAAGCGTTAACTAAAGATCCTTGATAATCTGGTAATAAAGATTGTTCACCAATAACGTGTTGCACGCTAATATCCTCGCTAGCGCTTACCGTGCCAAAAAATCCTTTGCCTTGAGGATTAAAGTAATAGTAATTTAAAGGAATATTAAATGGATTTACAACAGTAAATTCTAAACTATAAGCGCTATCAGTTGCTAGCTCACCTATATTTTGCATAGCAGCGATAATGCCTAAAGTATTGTTTATTCCTTCAGCATCTGTAAATTGTATATTTTCTTCATCTTGATTCCACTGCACTCCTTCTAAAAAGCTCCAGCTACCTAAAGTTCCACCACTAAACAAAGTTGTTTGATCGTAGACTGATACGTTCTTAACTCCACCAACAAAACCTTCCAGAGGATGCGCCGTAAAAGCAAAAGCATAACCAGTAGTGTTCGGTGGATCATTAATTACTACTTCTGAGTCTTCTGGCTGAGAAATTACAGTTGCAGTAGATTCATCGTAGTTATATTCAATAGTATATACTCCAGCTGTTGGATTAATAATGTTTGCAATAAATCCAAAGTTTTGACCGTCTATTACATTTCTAACTTGCGCTAGTAAATGACCTTGAGGATCTTCGTTTGGAGTATCAATGTTATTTGTTATTTCAAAAGTCATTATGTAGCCAGCTTGACTAACTTCAAATTCGTTTATAGTGTTATCACTAGAGCCTTGAGCTACAAAATAAAACTGACCATCTCCAGAAGAGTTAAAATTTACTTGCCCGCCTTTGTAATACACTTCTGCGTTTGCATCTGGAAAAAACTCAGACACTAGCTGAGGAAGAGCATGAGGTTGTTGATAACCGATAGACGATATATCCCATTGATCTGGCTCTAGCATTGACGCTGTTTGCGTAATGTCATATATTTTTATACTATCTAGTAATAACTGCTCGTCGCTTGCGGCTGTAGCTTTTACGCACTGCAGAGTAAACTCACTAGAATCTTCGCCCGCTTGAAATATAGCCATCAGTATTGGAACTTCTTCGCCATACCAGCTTCTTGTCGTAGGCATGAGTGCCATACATTTAGGCCCTAACGCGCCAGGAACAAGGTTTTGTATTTGTCCAAAATGGTAAAAAGGATAGTTAATATCTTGCCCAGCGCTTAAAAGTTGCCCAGCAACAATATGATCGTCACCTACAGCAGCATTGACTTGGGCTATGTTAGTATCAACATCACCAACTATAGGTTGAGTTCTAAGAATTAAAGGTGGATTAGTATCGTAGTACCAAGAGTTTATTGGATTTGTAGGATCAACTACTGCTTCAACTAAATACCAATTACCTTTTTTTATTGTTCTATCGTATTCTGCGCCATCTAAAAATTGAGTTATACTGGCAAACGAGCCTGGCATAGGGCTAAATAATATCCCAGAGCTGCTACCTTGCAGATCATAAGTCACAGTAGTGTAAGGTAATCCTGTTTGTGGATGTATAGCCGGCTCGCCTACTCCTTCAGGATTTGATGGATCTGGCGTAAGTAGAGTTCCAGAGCCTATTGGATAATTATGAAAGTACTCTGTACCATCTGGCAATATTGTTGATTGAACACCACCTAAAACTTGTGGGCCATAATTTACACCGGCGCCACTTGAAAACACTGCATTACCTTGCCAAGTGTTAGTATTCCAATCGTCAAAGCCATTATATATAACTTCTGTCCAAGCCGATATATCTTCTTGTGGTACTGGTGGAATATTAATTTGTCCTACAATTTCAGTAATTTGCGGCTCTTCAAGTCTATAATACTTTTTAATAATAAAATGATCTATAACAACTTGAGAGTACTCAGTGTTAGCAGTTGGCGACTCACCGTCACTATTGTGCATGTAGTAAAGCCTTGCTTTTAAATCATTAACAACAATACTTTCTTCAACACCATTTTGAAACTTAAACCAAGCAGAAAACGTAAAATAACCATCATCACCTAAATCATCAAAGTCTAAATTTTCTCCAGCTCCAATTTTTTCAAAATCAATCGTCGTGCTAGTTTGAAAACCTTTTTTATCACCAACAGCAGAACTAGTGAAATCATAAGAATCGGGGCCATAGTTTAACTCTTCGCCGCCGTAACTTTGAATTGATCTAATAGATCCATAAGGTAAAGCATTAACATCATCTACAGTGTTTTCTCCTTGATCAACAGCATCGACTTGAACATACTCATTAGGAACTACATTGCCCGGGTTGCCATCGATTAATTGTAATCTAAAACGGCAAGGAACGTTCCCTTGATAATCAGCCTTAACTCTAAACGTAATTTTAATTTCTTCACCATTAAACATGGTCATATTATCTGCTGAGCTATAGTCTGTGTTTTCTAGGTTCGCAGGATTATTAATCCAATTACCAACGTCGTAAGACAAAGCGCGCGACCATCGACTGTAAGGCTGTTTTGTATACGGAAGAATATATGTAGCAACATTATTAGAGGTTACTATTCCATTAGGTATGCTAAATACTAATCCTACGTGCTGCACAGGATGTTGTGGAGAGCCTATATTAAAAGGTGCTGACTGTGGTCCATTACCATCGTCATAAGTAAAGTGATAAGCTTGCGTAAGATCAATACTACTAGCGTTTACATTAGTTCCGATAACAGTTGATCGAGGAAACATTGCATTACTATAGCCACCTCCGTTGTCATTATTAGATACAAAAGGATTTTGATTAATACTAGTAAAGTCCATTGTACCGCCAAATTGGTTTGTTAACAAGCCGGTATCTGGTGCATTAAAAGCATTGTTTGACCATCCGTTTGTCCAAGGGCCTGTGTTAAATGCAAAGACACTATCTTGACCTTCCTGCGGGTCTATATCAACTCCTTCAAAAATACTTCCTGCAGATAATGCTGGCCAATAATTTACTGTAACACTACTATCAAGATCAGCATTAAAACCGCCTATAAGATCTTGCTCTGTTTCAAAAATATCACCAACAAAATCAACCGTAGTAAAATCTTCACCTCCGTTAAAATTAGGATTTTCTATTATTTCTTGTCCAGTAAAAGTTTCTATTAAAGGCAAAGCTTCTTCAAAGAAAGCGTTTTGAACAACGTTTGCATTTATTGCGTTTCTTAAAGTTAAATTATATTCTTTTTTATTCTCATCATAAGTACCTAAACATAGTATATTTGTAAAGTCTAAGTTGTCTCTAAACCAGTCTTTCATGCCAGCATCAGATATTGGCGTAAGACCGTCCATAGATAATCTTAGTACTTTTTGCTTTTGTCTGTCTGTAAAATAAGCTCTATAAGACTCAGATGCAAAAGATTCAGGATTAGTCGCTATACCGTAATCACCAACGAACGGTCTAACTTGACCAAGAATATTTTCAATAGAAACAAGCTGAGGATTACCGTCAGCGTTGAATATAGCGTCTTTATTAGCTAAAACTTTAACTACTCTGTCTTCGCAAAAAACAACTAAATCTGTTTGTCTTTGAAATAGTTTTTGTATACTACCATATGTAGGATTTAAGTCTTTAGTTATTTTTTGAGCTTGTATAAATTGGTTTAAATTGTTAATTCTACCATTAGAATTATATATGCCTGAAAATATTAAACCATTTTCTCTTGTTTCTTCAGCGTAAGGCTCGTCTAAAGTAGTAGAAGCTCTAGCGCCAGTTGTAATTCTGTTGCCATTAAAATCGTCTCTTACAGTGTCAGATTCAACACCGTTTCCAAAACTAAACGCGTTATAAAAATTTAATCCTTGGAATAAAGAGTGATCTAATGTTATATTAAGATTAGATATAAGATTATCAATAGGATTCACGCTGCTTATTGTAAAATCACTATAAGATCCATCTGGTTTTGTAACTCTTAGTCTAACACCAGTGTAGTCTAATGCTTCACCAGTGCTAGCGCTATTTGCATTAAAACCTATTAATTCTTCATTGACCCCGCGTATTTCTATATTAGCTTCTAATACGTTAGTTTCTTCGTTAAACAAAGTACTTACACTTCTTAAAATTTTAGTTCCAGTATTATTTAGAGCGTCATCAAAGTCTATAATTTCAACTCTAGAACCTACTGGTAAATAATTGTGAATTAAATCTGAATTAAAGCTAACTGGTATAGCGTCGCTAGCCTCGTAATAAATATCTAAATCAGCAGAATCTTGAGGCTCAGTTTCAAATATAGCTTTATGTGTAGTTGCTTCACTAGTATAAGATTTTGAAGAAGGCTCAATAAACTCTATAAAACTAGTATTATTATCAACTTCTATTGAGTCAGTACCAGTTTGAGCTATAGGATTAAAGCTTGATTGTCTAGGATCTTTATCTAACTTAAGTACATAAACAACTCTTCTGTTAGATCTAGAGCCAAAAGCAGTTAATTTATCTAAAACCTCTTGAAACTCATCATTAAAACCTATTCCAGTGTTTGGTAATGTAGAAACATAGTCTCTATTTACAACCGAATTACCATTGAATTGCAAAGTATGGTCTGCTACGCAATACTCGTCAGCCCAAGCAATAACTGCTTCTTCAACGCTATCACCTCCAGCTATCCAATCATCACCGTCCCACTCCACTCTTTTTCTCCAAGGCGTGTGATTATACACGTGCTTTTTTTCAACACCTAGTATAGTATATACTTCATTGTTACTGTCTTTAGAAAATCTAAATCTACTATTAACTTTAATTTTGTCTAAAATATCTTGAACGCCTATTGGATTTTCAGCTCCATATGTTGGATCAAACTGCCTGTTATTAGCTTCTGTATAATTAGAATCAAAACCTATTAATTTAACTACACTTGGCGCAGAGTCCATATATTGAGGCGCTGGATAACCTTTCCAAGCCACAGGGTGTCTTCGTATACCCCAACCAGCAATATAGCCAGAGTTGTAGCTATCATCATAGTATGCTCCTTGTAGTTCTATAACATTTTCTAAACTGTTATTGTTAAACACACTACCATTTTCTTTTGTAAATGCTCCACCACCAAATATTCCTTGCAAGTAGTTTCCTAAAGAGTCAGGTCCTATTAAGTTTATTTTTGTAGTGTTTGATGGAAAATCATTTTGATCAAATAAATCAACACCAGGACCTAAAAAAGATAAGTGCATATAAAACCCACCTTCTTCATATGTATTATCTGGAAGTCTTGGAAAACTATATTTATTATTGACCCATCTTTTATAGCCTTGACCTTGCGAAGGATCTCCAGTATGATCTGATCCTGCTTCAATTATAGGGTCAATACCATTTACGTATGATTGAACGAAATCAGTAGATATATAACCTGCGTCGCTTAGTGCACTTTCAGTAAAATTGCCTGCAGACGTTGTAATATGACCTCTTCTAGCTGCTAATATTGGCCCTGACTCAGTAAGATTAGCATCTGTTACAAACGATCCTGTTGGAGTTGTGTAACTGTTACCAAAAACCCAAGCATATTGCGTTTTATCTCGAAGCTGTCTATGTATTCTTTTATTTATATCACTTAAAGATGCGTAAGAACCTGTTATACCATAATTAGTAATTTTTTTCCACATTGGCCTAGGATATTTTATCGGTTCAAATCCTACCCATCCTTGAGCAGCATCAGAAGCATAATGATTTATGTTGTTATAAGGACTAGCAGTAGCAGCCATATACATACCATCAATAAAAAACTTACCATCACCAGAACCAAAGCCAGTGTCTAATGCTAACATAGCATCCCACTCTGCAGCGGTATTAGTTATGCCGTTTCCATCTGCTCCACCGTGAACAGTAGCAGGAGTTGTAGCGCTTCCACCAGCATAAACTTCACTAATATCAGCTGCATTTTCAGCATTCGATATTTGTGTTAAAGAATGCTGACTGTGAGCCTGATCAAGCCAAGCGTATATATTTGTTTGCGCTGATATAGAATCAAGAATACTAACATTAGACCCTTGATTTATAAGCTCACTATTAATTAAATCATCAGCGGCAATTTTTACAAAGAAACTACCTGAAAAGTTTTCGTTAGAAAATCTATCTTTTCTTTGTATTTTAAATATTAATCCATCAGCTATATTATTTGATATTACCATTTGACCTTCATCATCTACGCCACCGACGCTAGCTATAGTCGCGTCTGCTTGACTAATTCTACTTGATAATTTAATAATATAATTTTCGTTATTATCTACTCTTATATTAGCTACTTTGTATTTTATAGACTGATAGTCTCCTACAGACCAAGACATGTATAAGTTTTCAACTTTATTACTAGACTCAGTTGCTTGGCCTTCTGAGTTTGTTAAAGCAGAGCCATCTTGCTCTGGAGCTTGCCAAAAAGCTTTGCTAATTATTATAGTATCTGTCTCTCTGTCTATTCGTTGATTAGTATCACCTATACCGCCTTGAGGAAATAAGCCATCAGTTTCAGTTAAAAGATTTTCGTTATTTGTAACTGATCCAAGATCGTAAAACTTATAAGCAATTGCTTCTGGAGCTTCATTGCTAATATCTATTATTTTATATTTATTGTCTTGACCAACTTGATAAGGAGCTGGACTTTTTAGTACAGTTTTTAATATGATATAATCCTCTTCAGAAACTTTAGATCTATCTTTTGAAGCAAACGCTAAGTATATGTGATTTTCATTATTTTCAAACTCACTGTGCTTATAAGGTATGTATATTCTATCGTTTAATAAGTTAAAGTAATTACCTGAAGTTTCTTTAACATAAAACTTATAGTAGCTAGCCCAAGAAGGTATAGTTTGCGGATCTACGCTAGCTAATAGTCTATTAGATAAAGTAGCATTTTTATCATCAAATAATTGATTGTTCTCTTGACCATTATAAAACCAGTCTACATTTACAGAGCCTTGCTTAGAAGTAAATATCGGAGTTTCTCTACCGTACACATCTCCAAATAATAATCCAATTTGATATTTTCGTTGAGACTTTATAGTTCTATACGGCTGATTAGCTAGGCTAGTATTAATTGGATTATTCGGATCGTAAGTACTGTGCTCGTAACTTGTGTTTAATACTACGGCTTGATCTAAATTATAATTTTGAGTATAATTTCCATAAACAACTCTATTGCCAACTATTTCTTGAGCTCTAGCTTTTTTTGGCACATTGTCGTAAACTCTAAGCAACTGATCTTCAGCTATTGCTGCTGTTATATTTTCACTATTTATAACATAAGATCCAGTAGCAAGATCTGCTCTAATACCAACAGCTTCTTGTTCTATTTCTAAATCTGAATAAAGACTACCAAGCAGTGGCCACTCTTCTTGATCTCTTGTTATTTTAGCTATTGAGTATACTACGGTTGAATCTTCATTTTTATATAACAATTCTATTTCAACAACATCTTCAGGTGTATCTTGTAACACAAAATTATATAGCTCTATAGAACTAATATAATTTAGCATCGCAGTATTATAATACTCAGTGTCACTATAAAAGTTTATATTGTAATCTTGCTCTTCAATAAAAGCTGCGTTAAACACAGGCTGTGAAAAAGGACCAAACGCTGAAACTTGATTGTCGTCGTATCTGTATCTAATGCAAAATCTAGGTATTTGTTTTTTAAATATACTTTTTTCAGGGTTACCAGTTGAGCTAGTAAATCTTATTAAAGGAGCTTTAGTTGGTTTTTTTCTTATAACAGTAATATGCTTTTCTTGCAAAAAACCATGTTCTTGACCATTAGCTCTAAATACTGAGTGATGCCTAAATGATTGGTTTGTACCTAGATTAACACCATCTTCTCCAAGCCCATAATTGGTATAATCTTTAGATAAATCTATTTTTTTTGGTTCATTATTACCGTCAGTAAAAAACAAATAATTATCCACTATACTAATAGCTGTAATTTGCTCACCAGTAAAGTTTAAAAAAGGAACGGGTGGTGCTGATCTAAGATCACCAACGTAATTAGCTCTAGCTCTACCTAAATCTGCAACTACTATTTCAGAAGTATTAGAGTCTTGAGAATATCTAACTATAGCATCTCTATCTTGACAACGAACAAACCAGTATATGCTATTTGTTAAAGGATCAGCTATACTACCAATACATCTGCAGGTAGGGTGAACTGAGGCAATATTAGAAAAAGATTGATTAGGAAGAATATTTTCAGCAGTACCTACACTATCTTCGTCAGATGAAGAAACTTGTATATTCATCGCCGTTCTATACTGTCCTTTAGGTAAAATTCTTTCATCAAGGTCTTGATTCATTTTACCTTGAAGAAAGTTATTCTTTAACTCTGCCATAAATTAATGCTTTATTTGTTTAGACTTTCCTCTAAGTGTTTGAGCAATGTCTTCTAATTTAACATTTGATAATCTAAGTTTAGCTTTTCTTGTAGCAGCTATTTTTTCTCTTCTAGCTCTTTGAACTATATACTCTGGTATATTTATTTTAGAAGATAACACACCATAAGTAATCCATTTGTATATAGCGTCTTC